AACTTCGAGGTCTGCAAGTGTTCGCGGAATTCTTGAACCCGTTCAGCACGGGTGATGATCACGTCGTTTAGTTCTACCTTGTCAGCTTCAAGCTGCTTGATGTAGTTCATGACTTCCTCGCTGAGACACGGACGGTGAAGTAAGGATCGCCAACGGTCGTGTTGGCGGTGACAAGCTGGCGAGATGGGCTGAACTTCTCAGCGATCTTTTTCCAGTCAACGCTGGTCTTGCCGTCGCATTCCGATATTGCTGCCCGGTTGAGCGTGCCATCAATCGACGCGAAGCCGCTGTCGATCAGGTCCTGCTTGAGTTGCGTCTCGGTTAATTTCAGATCAGCTATTTGCGCTTTGATCAAGGCGAGCTTATCGACGATTCCGCCGAGCATTGCAAGATTCGATTCGTTCATAGTAGTGACTCCCAAAAATTACCGGCGACCGGCCGGTGCGGTAATGCAACTGCACTGCATAGGGCACCCGGGGGATGCCCTACACGCTACAGTCAGGCAGCAAGCAGATTCGCTAATGCTTTCTGCTTCAGATCAGCGCCGGCGCCCCATTGAGCCGAGACGAAGCGGTTCTGATCGTTACGAGCACGGGCGTGGTGATCGGCGTACTCAGTAACTGCATTGAGCAAACCCCACGCCGTACCGAACACGCCGTCGTTCATTGCACCCATGCCAGAACCGTTGAACAGGTCCAGAATTTTGGTGAACCCAACCGTCTCGCGAACTTTTGCAGCGCCACCGAGCAGGCCAGCAACGAAGTCGCCGGCTTCCTCTTCGTGAATGCTGATATTGGCCAGACGCGTGACGTTGTGACGGAAGGCTTCCCACGCTGCTTCGTTCAGGCCCATGAAGTCTTTGACTTGCGAAGGATTGAACACAGAGCGGTGAGACACTTTGACCGACGCTTTTGATTCGCCCAAAGCCATAGCCAGCGTGTTCTTGCAAACGGTGCGAACCGTGGTGCGACGAACTTCAGTGGCCAAGCTGCCGTCAGCAGAGGTCGAGATCAGCAAGTAGCCGCCGATTTTGTCAGTCAACGAAGTCGGTGATGCTTCGCCAATTTTTGCAGTAGCCCAAAAACGCTTGCCGCCGTAGATCGTGCCGGCTGCCGACAACTCCAAACCGCCAGCCTTTGCAATGTCTCGGAAGAACTCGAGCACTTCACCCGGCTGGACAACTTGATACCGCTTGGAAACAACGCCCAGCGGGTCAAGGTTGTCTGAGCGAAACAGAACGTGCTGGTCGGGCAGCTTGACTAAGCTATCTGCGTTGATGTCACGGCTAACAGCGTAGCGAATCTCGCTGCGCTGGATACGCCAGTTCATCCCAGCGGCTTGGCGCCACGTATCAAGATCGGTACCATCAGCCAGCGGTTGGCCAAGGCCGTGCCAAGGGGTGCCGTCTGAAGCTAAGTAAGCAAATTCGACGCGGCCATCAGCGTTAGTGGTCAGTTCATGTGACATTTGATTCTCCTAAACGATTACCGCCAGCCGGGCGGCACGGGTTTCCTAGACCGTCCGGGGGACGGTTTCGGCCGGTACCACCCGGCCTCATCAGTAGGAATATGCATAAATCATGGTGTAAGCACGGGCAAGCGACTCGGCGCTGGCTTCGGTCGAGCACTTTTCGAGTAACCGGCCTGACGCGCCACCGAGCTCGTTTGCAACCCATTCGGTAACGCCCCAGAAGAACCGGCGATCTTCGTCGTCGTAGTAGTCAACTGTGTATTTCATGCTGTTTCCTCCACGTAATAGTTAATAACTTCTAATTTAAGAGCGCCCCAATTGGCTACTGCTTTGCTTTGTTGATCAAACACAGCTTTTTCAGTGCAACGGGTTTTTGAAATATCAAGCAATTTGTAAAAATCTGAATACAAAGCCGTTATCACTGCGCCCGAATCAGTAACAAACCCAACTGACGCTGACGTTGACAGCCGGCCGTCCGAAGCTTTACTGGTCTGTACTTCTAGCCGAGCAAGTTTGCCGTTTAACGTAAACGACTCAAATGATTTTGCCGTCCAGCTTTTGTCGCCGTAGTATTTGCGACGTACGAGTATTTCTTGTGTCATTGCAATCCCCTAAAGTGCAAGCATTTGTCGGCAGCCTGCTGCGCCGCCAAAGAACAGCACGCTGCCCTTTGGTTTCCTTCGCACTCGCTAGTCTCGGGGACTGGGTCTTAGCGGTCTGCCGGTTGGTCCCTTGCGCTCACCGCGCTTAGATCAGAACTCCGGTGGTTTCCTTTTTGTATCCCGCTGAATCTTTCGCGGTACTGCTTGTCCAACAACTCAACTATAGATGACAAGCACTGTCAATGTCACTTTGTATGTTTAAAAGGGGGCCTTTGTATTTTTAAAAGACCCGCATGTTTCCTAGCTTTAACTTTCAATGTGTTGTATAAATACAACACTATTTGCTTGAAAATTGACGCTTGACGTGCCTAATTGGAAATCATATAATTTTTGGGCACCCCCGCGTCCGCGAAAAACGTGCAAAAAAGCCGCGCATTGACGTGGCTTTTTGTCTATCTGGAGCCCATAAATGGCGAAAACAATCACGATTACGATGGAAGACAGTGGCAAGATCACTGTCGATTCCGACGAGATGGAGCAGCCATACGTCTGCGAAAGCGTGGCCGAGTGCCGCGATTACGTTGACAACATGCTGGCCGAGGAAGAGGGCGAGAGCCCAGAGGAACAAGCTACTGAGAAGCCAGAGGCTTACAAGGCGGCTTGGGATGAAGAAGCGGCCAGCCGGCCGAAGCAGTCGAACATGATGGCCTGATCGGAGTACTACTATGCAAGAATATTCAAACCCACAATCCCGTAATCTAATCCGCGCAGCAGGAGGAATGATGAAAAACGCAGCAGCAATGCCGGGCTCTACGCCCGGAGCACCAGTCGGTAGCAACCAGCAGCAAGGCAAAGGCGAAATCCCGGGCAAAGTGTCCGTACCAATGCCCGGCACCAATGAAACTCAGCCTGAGTACAAGGGCGGCATGAAGAGCGGTAACGTGCCCGGCTTCTCTGGCGGCATCATTAACGGCAAGATTTAAGCGTGCACGCCGAAAATTGCGCCGTTTATGAAGACGGCCCTTGCACTTGCGGAGCTGAAGAAATTCTTCAAGATTTGCAACGGGAAGACGCCGACTTGGATGAAGAAGAATGAAGCCGGCCGGCCTGTACGCTAACATCCAAGCCAAGAGGGCACGCATAGCCTCTGGCTCGGGCGAACGTATGCGCCAGCCCGGCGACAAAGGCGCACCGAGCAAAACCGACTTTGAGGAGTCAGCAAAGACGGCCAAGCCCGGGATCATCCGCAAAGCGATGGGGTCGAAATGAAGACCCCCGCTTGGCAGCGCAAGGAATGATGACGGTGGTTTGTTGAGAGGGGCAATGAGCGATGGCAAAAGTAAAAACAAGGCCAAAAAGGCTAGCTGAATTAAACGGAGCGCCGCCACGTCTGGCGTCGCCTGAAGACCTTGAGGACGCAGGTCCTAAGACTGGTCGAGCGCATGCTATGCGTAAAAGCTCAGGGATCAAGCACCCGCTCAGGATTAATCTGACTGCGGTCTCTGAGGCATTGATCGAAGAGGGACTCGATCCAGCGATTGAGTTTGCACGCATTCTCAAGGGTCGGCCGATTGTCGATGGGGACGGTGAGGTTGTCATCGACCCGCATACTGGCCAGCCAGCGCGGCGCTATGAACTTGATGCCGACGTTCGGGTGCGGATGTTGTCGGAGATATTGAGCTACACGCAGCCGAAGCTGAAAGCCATTGAGGTCAAGATGTCCGGCAGCCTTGAGCTATCAAGCGAACAGCTTGACCAGAGGCTGGCCATGTTGCTGGCTCGGGCGGCCAAATGAATCTGGCCAATCTCGATACGTCACTGCTAACCGCTGAGGAAAAGCGAGAGCTGTACGAGTTGCTGCGTTTGAAAGATATCCGGGCCAAGCGTAATAAGCTGGCCGCCTACCATGCTTATGCGAAGCAGGTAGAGTTTCATAACGCTGGCGCCGATTACCGTGAGCGGCTATTCATGGCAGGCAATCAGCTTGGCAAGACATGGGCCGGTGCGTATGAGGTCGCTATGCACCTGACCGGTCGTTACCCCGATTGGTGGAAGGGTAAACGGTTCCCCTACGCTATCAGGTCAATGGTCGGATCAGAGTCAGCGGAGCTAACGCGCAAAGGCGTGCAGCGTCTTTTGCTTGGTCCGCCAGAGATGCGGGAAGAGTGGGGCACTGGCGCTATACCCTACGACTGTGTCAAAGACACGTCGATGAAGCAGGGTGTGCCTGACGCCGTATCAAGCATTGTGGTCCGCCACATTTGTGGTGAGGACTCTGTGGTGCAGTTCTTGTCATACGATCAGGGCCGCACGAAGTGGCAGGCCGACACGGTTGACCTCGTATGGTTTGACGAAGAGCCACCGCTCCCAATTTATTCTGAGGGCCTGACACGGACTAACGCAACAGCCGGTCAGGTCTTTGTGACGTTTACGCCACTGCTTGGCATGTCAGAGGTGGTGAAGCGATACCTGCTTGAGAAGCCGGCCGCAAGCCACGTCACGACGATGACCATCGATGATGCGGAGCACTACACGCCTGAACAGCGGGCAGCGATCATTGCAGGCTATCCAGAGCATGAGCGCGAAGCACGGGCCAAGGGTATTCCAATTCTGGGATCAGGGCGCGTGTTCCCAATTGTTGAAGAGGGTATCAAGGTCACAGCGTTTCCGATCCCACCTCATTGGCCACGAGTCGTCGGCCTTGACTTCGGTATCGACCACCCGACCGCTGCGGTCTGGATGGCGTGGGACCGTGACAATGATGTGCTCTACGTGACCGACTGCTACCGGGTCAAGGACCAGTCGATCATCATGCACGCTGCAAGCATTCGAGCTCGAGGCGAATGGGTGCCTATCGCATGGCCGCATGATGGCCTGCAACGTGACAAGGGCAGCGGCGAACAGCTGGCCAAGCAATACCGCGATCAGGGTCTTGTCTTGATGAAAGATCGGGCAATGTTCGAGGATGGCAGCAACGGCGTCGAGGCTGGCCTAGCTGAGATGCTGGCACGCATGCAGACCCAGCGGTTGAAGGTGTTTGCCCATCTACAAGATTGGTTTGAGGAGTTCCGCCTGTATCACCGCAAGGATGGATTGGTCGTCAAGATGACGGATGACCTGATGTCAGCGACTAGGTACGGCATGATGATGCGCCGATTCGCAAAGACACAGGAAGAGGCTGAGGCTAGAATACGCACGAACCGAATCGCCCCAGTGGCGAGCTTCGGCATTTTCGATCAAGAGATGGGGTATTAACAATGATCAATCCAACTGATCCAATAGACATCGACGTAGAGATCGAAGAGATTTCTCCCGAGGAAGAAGCCGAGAAAACTCAAGAGCGTTTGCAGGCGTTTGGCCATTCGATGGCCGCTCAACGTGATGAGTGGGTTCGTGCTCGTTACGCCTATGGCGTTGACAAGCGGTGGCTTGAGGACGAGGATCAGTACAACGCCAAGGACAACGTCAACAAGGCAGCCAGCCAGATGATGACGTCCGTCGAGCAAGGTTACCCTGTCACGACCCAAGGCGCTAAGCCGCATCGGTCTACCGTCTTCATCGGCATGACACGTCAGAAGACGAACGCAGCAGAGGCTCGGATCGCTGACATCCTGCTACCGACGGATGACCGCAATTGGGGTATCCAGCCGACACCTAATCCGAAGCTGGCAGTGATGTCACAGGATGAAGGCCCAGCCGGTGAGCAGGCTACTATGCAAGCCGGTATGCAACCGCAGATGCCGCAAGCCGGTATGCCACCCGGGATGCCACCTGTCCCACAGATGCCGCAAGCCGGTATGCCACCAGCACCGCCAATGCCGCAGCAGGGTCTCGGTGCTATGGCGATGGAGCAGACCGGAGCAACCGGTATGCCGCCGCCAATGAATCCAGCCGGCCAGCCGATGCGGATGAAAGACCTTGCCCGTCAGATCATGGACAAGGCGAACAAGAAAGCATTGGCCATGCAGGTCGAGATCGACGATCAACTCGTCGAGTGTGGCTACAACGGCGAGTTGCGTAAGATGATTCACGACGCTGCGGTGCTAGGCACCGGCGTTATCAAGGGCCCTGTCGTTACCAATCGCACCCGCAAAGCATGGCAGCCTTACACCGATGCGACTGGTCAGACTGTGCATCAGGTCGAGATCGTTGACGAGCTTTCACCGGCTACTTTCCGCATCGACCCGCGTAACGTGTGGCCTGACCCGGGTTGCGGCGAGAGCGTGCATAACGGCCGTGGCTTGTATGAGCGTGAACAGCTGACATCTAAGCAGGTCCGTGATCTGGCCAAGCAGCCGGGCTTCATGAAGTCGCAATTGCGCAAGGTGCTCGAAGACGGTCCAAAGAAGTCGGCAACGATGGAAGAACTGAAGGACGAAGACCAGCGCGACATGGCCCGTGACGTTTACGAGATGTGGACATACTGGGGCGAGGTTGAGCATGAGGACCTCGAAGCAGCTGACGTCGATGTCGGTGAGCGTGATGAGCTTCGCACGATCAGCGCATGCGTCGTGATGATTAACAGCACCGTGGTTAAGGCGTTCCTAAATCCACTGGACGATGGCCAACTGCCGTATGACTTCTACGTCTGGGAGAAGGTCGCCGGATCGGTCTGGGGTTATGGCATTCCATACCTCATGCGCTCGCAGCAGAAGGTGCTCAATGCAGCATGGCGCCAGATGATGGACAACTCAGGCGTTACCTCCGGTCCGCAGATCGTGGTCAAGCCGTCTGCCATCCAGCCTGCTGACAAGCGATGGGAGTTGTCGGCTCGCAAGATATGGTACGCAACGGATGACATGGACGACGTGAGGAAAGCCTTTGCGACGTTTGAGTTTAACAGCCATCAAGGCGAGCTGGCAGGCATCATCAAGATGGCCACCGAGCTGGCTGATGCTGAGACCGGCGTGCCGACCATCATGCAAGGCGAGAAGGGTGCAGCGCCAGACACTGTCGGTGGCATGCAAATGCTGATGAACAGCGCAAGCGTGGTGCTGCGTAGACTGGTCAAGCAGTTTGATGACATGGTCACCAAGCCGCACATCCGCCGGTACTACGACTACAACATGATGTACAACGAGGATGAAGAGATCAAGGGCGACTTCACAGTTGATGCCCGGGGCTCATCGGCTCTCATGGTGCGCGACATCCAGAACCAATCGTTCTTGAACCTATTGGCCGCTGGCGCTAATCCGATCTACGGTAAGTATCTCGACACGCAGAAGCTATTTGAGAAAGCATTGCAGGCGCAGCACATCGACCCGGCTGAGGTGTTCAAGTCAGAGGAAGAGATCGACCGCATCAATGAGGCTGAGAAGCAGGCAGCTACTCAAGGGCCACCGCCTAACCCAGCACTCGAGGTTGCTAAGGTACGCGCTGAGACCGAGATGCAGAAGGTCCAAGCGCAAAACCAAGGCGACTTGCAGGAGCTGCAAGTACGTCAAGCGATTGCCAAGCAGGACGCTGAGATGCGCATGGCCGAGATGCAGCTTACCCGCGAGATCGAGATGTTGAAACTGTCTAACACGCAGAACATTTCACTTGAGAAGATCAAGGCACAGCTGGCAGATACGGCAATCAAGGAGCGCGGTAAGAAGGAACTATTCGCAGCTGAGCAGCAGCTCAAGCTGTCAACCGGATCAGGTATTTAAAGGAAAAGATCATGGCATTTAACGCAGGCGACTACACAAGCACCAAGGGCGAGGCAATACCTTGGTATTCGCAGACAGCTAACGCAGGATCGCCAGACGCCGCTAAGGCGCGTACGGTTGCCGGCGTAACTAACTCTACGCCTATCCAATCTCAGACTGAGGCCGCTAAGGCAAAAGAGACGGCAGGCACTACCACCGCTGCTACGACATCGGCCGCGCCAGTAACGGTGGATGGCGGAATAAGTACAGCAACTAAGACCGGAAGCTCGACAACAGCTAAGGCCGGAAGCTCAACGGCAGCTAAGGCCGGAAGCTCAACGGCAGCTAAGGCCGGAAGCTCAACGGCAGCTAAGGCCGGAAGCTCATCGACAACGGCAGTTAAGACCGCGCCCAATACGGCAGAAACTATGGCTAAGTTGTATAAGAGCGTTTTAAAACGCGCTCCCGATACCGCTGGCGCTGATTATTGGGCAAAAAAGTTTGGTGATAGCGTTAGTAAAGACGAGGTATTAGAATTTATTGCTGCTGCTCAACCTGAGATACTTACTAAAAAAGGTATAACTACTACCTCCGGCGGTGGCAATACTGCTACTACTTCCGGCGGTGGCGGCAACGATACTATTGACAATACCAATACCAATACCAATACCAATACTACTTCTGGCGGTGGCAGCACCATTACCTCTGATGTAACAAATTTATACAACACAATCTTAGGCCGGGACCCAACAAAAACCGGGGATGAAGCCGGGCTTGCTTATTGGGTAAATAAATTCGGCGATACGCTTGATCAAAATGAAGTACTTGAATTTGCGGCGGCGGCGGCAAACGAATTAAAAGGGCAAAACAAATCTTGGACAGAGTCGTCTGAATACACGTCTATGCAGTCACAGCTGTCAAAATTACAGGCAGCTTACGACAAGCTGGCAGCCGGCCAAGGCGGCACGACGGATGGCGGCGTCGTCACGGATGGCGGCTTAGTTGATACCGGCAGTAGCGGCACTAGTGGCGTTGTCTACGGCCCAGATGGGACGATGTACAGCTCAGCCGCTGCGGCACTTGCCGCCGGGGTAACAAACTACACTACCACTAAGCCGGCCATTACCGGCGCCGGCACAGCAACAGCGGGCGACACCCAAGGATTTATCATCCCGTCAAACCAAACGGGTAACACCAATCCGGGTGGTTTTATCTCCGGTGCCCGCCAGCAAATGTTCACGATGCCGACCGGTGTACAGCTGCCGACCGGTGTAGATAATCCATTTATCGTTTAATTAAGGAATCGTCATGGCTTTGATTGATAAATTTTCGCAGTTTCCGCCGGCCTTTACGATGCAACCGGGTGATGGTTTTGCCATTACCAAGAGCGACACCGTAGACTTGGACCAGACGACTCGCTACATCTATGTTGGTGGCGGAGGCAGCGTTTCGGTGATTACGATTAGCGGTACTACGGTCGTGTTCGCGGCTGTGCCAGTAGGTACGATTTTGCCCATCCGCGCTACGCGAGTGCTGGCAGCCACGTCGGCTACTAACTTGGTCGGCTTAGTCTAAGAGCACATAACACATTATGAGCGTACACGGTAGTACAAATAAAAAGTGTTGCATAAATCCTACAAGTAGTATTAAAATTTGTGCGGGGCTCGTGCGCCCAAAATTTACCAAGAGCCGGCTTAACGCCGGCTTTTTTACATCATGAATGATTTCACTTCGGCAACTTGGTTTCAACTCAGACGATGGGCTGAAGCCGAGTTAATTAAGGCCCGCGAAAAGAATGACGCTGTCGGACTCTCCGATATAGAGACAGCGTCGT